GTAAGCTTGTTCTGTTTTAAATACTTTTGCTAGAGCGGTTTTATAGTTCTTTTCGTAAAAATCAAACCTAGCTTTGTCTGCTTTAGGGGATCCTAATGTAGATTTAGCTGGGCCCGATGTTAGTAAAGATGAAGGCCCACCTGCTTTTGCACTTGCTGCTATACCGGCTTCTTTAGCTTTTTGTAACCTGTCGCTTTGCTTTACTTCGTCATTAATACGTTTGTTTTGTGCTTTTTCAGCAGCAGCTACTCTGTTTATAGAAGCTAATTCTGCTGCTTCTTCAGCTTTTATGTTGTTTAAAATGTTTGCCTGTAATTGCTTTTCGTAAGCTTGTTCTGTTTTAAATACTTTTGCTAGAGCGGTTTTATAGTTCTTTTCGTAAAAATCAAACCTAGCTTTGTCTGCTTTAGGGGATCCTAATGTAGATTTAGCTGGACCGCTGCTTAAGGCAGAACGGGCTCCTCCGCTTAACGTTCCAGGGCGTGTTACTGCTGTGGCTGCATCTCTAGCTGCTTTCTGTGTATCACCAAGTAGCTTTATTTCGCGCTTTAGTTGTAGCTCACGCCGGTCAGAAAGAGACGTTTGGCGCCTTTCAGCGGCGTCTACAAATTCATATTTTCTTTTCTGTGCTTTCCTTAGCTGCCCTTCAGTAGCACCTAGTTCACGTAACCTATCTATCTGCTTGTTGTAGTCAGCAATACGTTGCTTCTGCCCGATATTTTTATTGGTTGCTCTATTTATTTCGTTTTGTGTTGTAAGAATCCGGCTAAGGCCAGTAGCTACACGCTCTTGTATTTCAGCATTTTTTGGGTTAGCAGCAGATATTTTGTCTAGCTTTGCAATTGCTTTTTTGCGGCTTAGTACGTCTAGAGCACCAGCACGTTGCAGCTTTATGCGGCGTCCTTCTTGCAGCTCTAAAGCATTGCTTAGACGTAACTCGTCTGCTATTTGGCGAGTTTTTCTTTTTCTATACGCTAAGTCTTCTGCTCTTTCTTGTTTTAAAGCACTAAACTCTTGTTTAGCCTTTGAAAAACCTATTAAATTTTTTAGAGCGCCTGCTGTTCTAGGGTCAGATAATTGTGCTATTCTATCTTCTAATTTTTTAAGCGCCGCTAAAGCTGCGGTGTCATTTATATTTAATCTTATATTGGCATCATAATCAAACATCGACCGTTGCCCTACTGTTTTTCCAGTCTAACGCCGTCTGCGGGCTTTCTCTAATTGCTTTTCTTGGTCCTCGTTTAGTATTTGGAAATATGCGCTCCAGCCAATTAGCTCTTCGGCTGTCATTGTGGTGCGGACTTCGGTCAAGCTCATGCCAAGTTCCTTGGCCACGCCAAACTGCAGCATGAGCCAGTTGTCTTTACGAAGTTCCGCGCTTAGGATTTTGGGTCCATGGGCTCTTCATCGTCTTGAAGAACAGCAAGCATTAAAGATTGCAGGTCTCTGTCCTTCACCTCGTTTTTTAAAACGTCGATTTCACCAGCTGAAAACAAACGCTTGCCGTTTTCATCTTGGGCTTTAGACAGCAGTAGTTGCAGTGCGAACGCGCCAGCGTCGTCGGACTTTGCTTGCTTTTGGGCGCGTTCTCGCTCCGCCATTGTCATAGGCGTTACCCACATCTCAAATACTGAGCCATCGGAAATCTCGACTTCGCGTTTTACTGGCTGCAGGTTTGCCGCTTTACGCAGGCGGTCGATTGGGCGAAGTGTCCCAGCCATAAATACTACATTGACTTAAACTCAATCTAGCGTAGCGCAATAAAAAACCCCGGTTTTTGCCGGGGTTTACTTACTTGATAAGGATTAACCTATGAGCTTGCGCTGAAGTCAAACACTGGGGTGCTGGATGGCCTGAAGTTCACAGCCACTGATTGGGCATCATCAGGGTTGACATTCATGCTTGCAGAAGTAAGCACTGCGTCAAATTCAATTGAACTACTGAGCGCGTCGCTTACGGTGCCACCGCTGAACACCTCGTTGGTGTAAAGCTTAAAACCTGCACCTGTTTGATTGCGCTGGAGAACGTCGTCTACAATGCGGTTACCCAAAGAAGCGTCGTTATCGGTCATGTAGATGGTTGCGCTTCCCGTGCCATCGCCGAAGCCGGAGATGTAAGTACGGAAAGGCACGTACTGGCCGGGGGTTTGGCCGATGCTTGTAACGTCAAGCTCTGCCCTAGTAATCTCGAAATTCCAGTCCCTTACTTGACCGATGACCGTGTAGGAGTCATAAGCAACCTGGAAGGCATTTGGAGATACAGCTATGCCGTCATCTGACAGCGCTACGGCAGAACCGCCATCGGTTGCGGAAACCTGAAGTGCTCCAGTTGCAGCGTCGTAGCTACTGACGTAAAAGGTTGTGCCAGCTGAAAGACCACTTGGAAGTGTTCCACTGCCAGCCAAGTGCGTTGTAGTATTTACAACGCTGAATTGCACTGGGTCACCTGCCTTGAAGTTCAGATAGGTTTTCACGGTGATCGTGTCAGTACCTACATTTACGTCTGTTTCGGCAAACGTATCTGTAGTACCGGCAGGCTTGTAGTAGAGGGCACCTGAAGTGCCGGACAGAACGGTGGTGGCCATTGGTACGCCAAAAATTAAAGGTCTCTGCGGGCACTGCCCGGCTTATTACAGGTTAGCAACTATTTAAGTCAGTACAGTTGCTACATAGCCGGTGTCAATGCGGCCCATAAAATGTGGTGATTCTTCAGTAGCTGAAAAAGTTGGGCCGTTTATTTCACCCAATTTTACGAATACACCTGTAGTAGCTTTGGCCGTGTCGTTAATAGTCTCTAATACGTTCACAGCAGTTGTTACCAATTCTTGATTGCGGGCCGGACCACGCCCCTTTTCTGTAAACAAACGGATCACTAACGCTCCACGGGCATTATCGACGCTAGAAGTCAGCGTTGGTTCGTTGGTTAGGCCAAACGTGATGTTGACGCGGACGTACTCGGTGGTCGTATTTGGTGGAACGGCAGTGATGTTGTCAAAGTACACCGGCACTGCAGGGGAAAGGTTGTTAAATGCCGTCAGTAACGGGTTCTCCATTGATGCCCGGATCGCTTGGTAGTTCATTAACCAAACCCTCTTGCTTTACCAAACCTAACAAAACCTTTAGAAAAACCCTTTGAAACAGCTGAACTTAAGGCTCCGCCTGTACCAAATGTTGACCACCAATCAAGTGGGGCAGAGCTTGAGTTAGGCCCGTCACCACTTACCTGTCCACGAGTGCCGCTTTCACTTCTTTTACCAAACTTTAAACTTTTAGTGGTTACTACGCGCTCCCCAAAATCCTCTGTTGGTCTTGCGTAGGGAACAAGGTCCATAGCTACGTCAGCATGTGGAGCTGTGTTTAGTATCGTGTATTGACCTGTTTTATTAAATTTAGCTTTTGGTACATTCCTTAAATCATATTTGTAGAGACCTGTAGAACTACGTGCTTTACCTGGACTGCTGTCGGGGGTTACTACATACCAAGAGGAAGAAAACCCCCCTGAATAAGCTGGCCCTGCTGCAACAAGATCATTCAATATTTCGACACAGGCGGTTCTAACACCCTCTACTGTGGCCTTTTCTAGGTCTTTGACCAAGAATTTAAGGTCTCTTTTTGCCATTACTGTGGCCTCACGATAAGGGTGTGGTACACAGGCTTGTCACCGCGATAGGTCAAGATGTTGATAATCTTGGCTTCGCGGGTTTCACCTGCCTGCGGGTACTGCACACGGTCCGCTTCTGTTGGGTAATAGTCGCCAAGCTCTGCCGTACCAATCAAGATCTTTACGTCCGTGGTTTGGTACAAGCCTTCGGATTCGCGAGGCGTCAGGCGGCTGATGATGCCCTTTACCGTGACATTGGTGTCCGCTCCAGTTACAGCCCCTGTGGTTGGGTCGTAGGCGCGGGGTGTAGTGGTCTTGATGTACGTGATGTCCTGGCCCCAGTCATTAAAGATTTGGGCTGGAATCGGCGAAAACGTGTCGTCTATTCTTGACATTTCATCCTCTAACAACGCGCACTTGATAACCCCCAGAACCGCCCAAGGTGAAGGCTCCAAGGTAAGACTGCAACCAAGGGTAGACATCAAAAATGTTGTTCACAGATCCAGTTGCCTGGCTATCTGTGTTGTACTTCACCTTTAGTTCACCTAGCTCGACTTCTTCATACAAACCTTCGGTTCCCGTGTTACCCGTGACCGCTTCGGTGTCGTTTGCTAACGCACGCGCCAGCTCGTAGGTGGCGTATTTGATGTCCGCTGGGATGGTGGAACATGTAAGTTCTACCCGGTCAACGTGGTAGTTATTGCGCGGCCAGCTCAGTGCTTGGCCATTGTCGCAACGGTCACCGTAAAAGTTAAGTACGTCGATCCAGCGGGTTGCGCTGATAATGGCGCGGTTCTTTTGGTCGTCAGTTTTGTCGTCCCAAGTTGAAGAACTTGGAACGGTCTCGAAATAGGCGTTTGCTTCCGCCAGCGTCACAAAGCTGTTGGAATTTTCGCCTTTTAATGTGGCATCGATTGTTGCGGCCACAACACTGCAAGAATACTTTCTTTGATTTTAGCCCAATAAAAAACCCCGCCGAAGCGGGGCAGTATCAGCTTTTGCTGGACGTATCACGCGATTGCGCTGGTGTCCAGTGGGCTGTTGACGATCATCTCGACCATTGGGATCAGGTCGATGTCGTAGGTGGCTGACCAGTTGCCAGCGGTGGCCAGAGTGCCGTTGGTGGGGTTGTCACCAGCACTGGTCCACTTGGTGCCCATCACGTGATACGCGGTGTGGTAATCCACAGAAAGCACGTCTTGCTTCGAGAGCACGTTGCGGTCTGCTTCAATACGCAGATCCTGCTGGACGCCTTCCAGAATTGAACCCCCGCGCATCAGGTAGCAACGGAACTCCTTCACGTCGCCTGACGTTCCAGGGACCACAGTGTTGACCTGTGGATCCATGATCACGTTGCAGCCTGCAAACTCGCCGATGCTGCGAGCACCGACGCCGACGCCGCCACCGCCCCAGGTCACTGCGCCAGCAGCGGCCAAGGCGGAGGTGCTAAAGGTCAGAAGACCAATTTGGTACAGGTAGAAACCAACGGATGGGTGGACAATCAAGGTGTCCAGCTCATCGCCACGCTCGCCGAGTACAGAACGGGCTTCAGCTACGTTTGCCGCAGTCAGGAAATTGGCTTCGGCTTGTCCTGAAGTTGCAGCAACTGCCTTGTCCAAAGAATGGGCAGACAATGCTGTCCCAAACAAACCCGAGAGTTGTGAGAACAGACGGGCGCTGTTCAGTTTGTTGATTGCATCGGCAAGCTGGTTGCGGATGTGGAGCATTGGGTCTTCACCCGCCGCCAACATCGCAATGTCGTCCA